TATCTGCAACAAAATGAGTTCTTATTCCACATAACAACTCTATAGTTTGATCAAGACTTAATTCTTGTTCTCCATGTATTTTATCTATAAAGAGTGGATCTTCTCTTAAGTCATCAATATTTTTTAAAAGAGAATCAACTTTTTTAAGAATGACTGCATTTTGCTTTTTAATGTCAGTTTTTTCTTTTAATTTCATAATCATTGCTGTATGTAGATTCATACACTAGTGTAACTACTCTATTTAAACACCTCTTACTTTATTTTGAAAGCCTCCTGGATCTGTCATGGAGTCACCTAGGAATGTTTTTATACGCTCTGATATTTTTGGTTTACCAGTAGTCATATCATCTCCTACTGATTTAGAATCATCTCTATCAAAGTCAGCTCCACCAGCTCTATAATTTTCAATAGAAAATTTATCTAAGCCATCAGTTGGAGAGGGCATAGACATTTTAGATACTGCTTCTTCTTTCATTTCAGAAATTTTAGATCTTCTTTCTTTTGCTTTAGCTAATAAATTAGTTCTAACATCATCAAAATTTTGTTCAGAATCTTGTGGTTCTACTTTAGTTAGTCCAGTTCTTTTTGAAAAAGCCTCTTCACTCTCTTGACCACCACCTACAAACATACGCATTGATGAATCTGGAGTAGGTTCAGGAGCTTTTATTGTAGCTGATGCGGATGGTTTAACAATTCCAGATATTGCATTTTGAATACCTGTCCCTCCACTTGATCCTGCACGACCCATAATACTTCTTCCACCTGATCCTCCAGTCAACATCAATTCCATTGCAGACATTGTTCTTTCTTGACCTTCAGGCATTTCTGTTACTTTCTTTAAGCCTTCTTCAAACTGAGGATTTGGAGCTGTTCTTGCTGATCCCATTACACAAAAGAGTTTTTTCTATTCTAATCTTCCTTCTCTTCTACTTTAAATACTAAAAGTTCTTCCCCAGGTTTTACATCTTTAAGTTCAGGATGTATGTTTCTGTAAGGATTTCTAACCTCATTCAATGTTATGGTCATCATCCTCCACATGAAAGCGAAAGTGCCTCCAGAGATAGCTGCAAAGCAGATAAAATAGATAAAAATAGAAAAATCGTTCATATATTTATTGTACTCTCCCTCTAAAAACGAAAGTAAAATAGCCTAAACGAAAGTAAATTAGTGAGGATTATAAACTTTCATGAGGACAAGAACCCCTACTATACCTAGAGTTATAAGTAATCCGATAAGTAAAATCATAAATTTTCCAAGATTTTTTAATTATAGGCTTTATACCCCCTCCCAAATATCAGTATCTTTACTCTTATCTAAATAAGTTCTACCTTCTAAATCATCTATTAATTGTAATAACACTTTCTTATAATGTTCTTTCTTTTTTTGTTTAGAGTGCTGACCAAAGTCTTGTTTATCTTCTTCAATTCTTTCATAGGTAATAAATCTATATCCACATGAACAAGTTCTAATTCTCCTTTGTGAATGAGTATATTCGATAAATCTTGTAGCACTTGCCTTTGCTTTATCACCACATTTAGGACACTTCATTTTCTAATTCAATCCTGTGTTGTGAAATAAGACATGGACTGCTTTGATGATCCCAAAGCACTTGATAGTGTGGAATGTTAGCTCCACATTTATTTTTCTTTAAAGTAATTTCTTTAATAATTCCTTTTCTTCTTTGTGATTCAACAGGTTTACCATTGATGATCACATATCTATTAGAAGTTTTTAATACATGTCTAATTCTGACACGATCGTTTACTTTATATTTTGGTTGAGAAGGTGTTGTCATAATAATTAGAGGAGGGGACTTACGAGGTCATATACTTAATAGTAGCCATGAAGGGTTAAAACACTAAACCTAGGTGTCACTACTATTCCTCGATGGGAACCTGTTATCTTAGTGAAACATCGTGCCTAATCTACCGCATGATCCGAGCAGTAGCAACAATCCACTAAGGCAGCATATAGAAGTACAAGTCTTAACTTTTTTGCACCCTCTGCCCCTGTATTTAAAAAGGAATCTCTCCTTCTGGTAAAGAATCGTCTAATGAATCTAAATCATTATGTTTTATTTTTTTCTTAACTTCTGAGAAATTTTTAAATAAATGTTGATCATAAGCACTATCCCAAGATCCAACTTGGTCAATGCTAGTTAATAGACTAACCATCTTTACCATTCCTCCTGTAGATTTAGTTTGTTCTTTTAAATTCTCTTCTTTTCTTGCATCTAATCTATCTTGTTCCAGGCAATTCATAACCTTTGAAAATATAAAGGCACGATCATTTGGAGAGATTGAATCTGTAAGTACTGGTTTAGCTTGCCTTACATAATCTCTAGCTTGTTGAATACTTACATCATATTTAGATGCAAGTTTTTTACTGATATCCATAGCTCTTTTACCTTTAGCTAATTCGTCAGCCGCATAGTTTATACGATTTACTACTTCTTCTTGATTAGATCTAGTGTTTGTCATGATACCTCTTGTGGTTTAAGTGTGGGCATTGGGCAGTAATCATCTTCGCATTTTTCAAAGATGTCCTTTGGGTTTGCTTTTTCGTATTCGATTTGAGCTTCTTCTGTTGAGATAATTTCACATCTTATTATCTTTGCTTCATCTCCATGTTTAGGAAACAAAGTAGATAATGCTGACATAGCTCCATAAGATGCACCTTTAAGATCTTTATAGACCCCATGTATTTCTTGAACATTATCTCCGCAGCTAGAGAATACTACATAAGAAAATTCTTTTTTAGTCATGAGGTGTATCAGGTGTATAAGTCCAATGAGTGTGATTTAAATTCTTAAAGTAAAAATAAGCTTCTTTAAGTAGGATGACAGTCCAACCTATATCTTTTCTAAAAACCATAACCTTTCCAAAGCGATCTGTATCATGTTCTTTTGGTAAGGTTTCATCGTCAAAGATAAAAGTATTTTCTGGTAAATAAGGTTTTGGTTTAAGTTTCATGGCTTTACTGGAGGAACATAGAGTTTAGCATAGTCGAGATGCTCATCAATATATTTATTGATTTGCATGAAATGATCTTGTAAATACATTCGTTGAACTACAGCATCTTGAAAATCATCTTGATTATCATAATCACTAGGAGTAAGAGCAGTTGCAGAAATTAATTTCTTTGCATCTGATATATGTTTTCTAGCTTGCCAAAGATTAGCTGAGTAGTCCTTAACATCATTAGGTGAAGTAGCGTTAAAGGTTGGTTCTGGGTTCATAGTAATGGCTTCGGTAGTGGAGGATAAAATGTTGTACTCTGTAAAAAGTTCATCACATTCTTTATTAGTAAAGTTAAAAATTTGAGTTAAGTGAAAGACTGCATCATCATATGTCCATTTGATTAGATCGCTGAATACATGACTAATAATTTTGTTTGCATCTTTCTCAGACATTTTTTCAGTCAGTAATCTTCGGAGAAGTTTCTCGTCTGATTTGTCGCTTTCTGTCTGCATGTAACTCATTAATTTCCTCTTGAGTAAATTCATACTCATTAAAAAGGAATGCATCAAATTTGCAAGCCCATTGTTGAGGAGTGTTAACGGATTTGTTGGATTGCTGATTCATCATTTCTCACACTCTAAAAATTCTACGAAAGTTTCATAACCTCCACAAATTTTTAATTTTTGAGGAATTTGATTTAAAATCTGTACGATAGTTTCTTCATCAAATTGCAAGATTCCTTTCATAGTTGTGTCTTCAAATTTTGCTCTATCTTTTGTTCTAACAGCAAGAATGTATCTATCTATTAGTTGTTCTTTTGATTTTTCATCAAGATGTTTTTGATTCATTAGATTAATTAACCTCTTCTGTAGCTGATTTTGAATATTAACTGACTAGCGTGATAATACTTAACCCAGTTGCCATCATAGTCATATATTATTGAGTAGTCTTTACCCTCTATTTCATCAGGTTTCATTGCGTTCTTGCATGCACGTTCATATTCAAGTTGTTTTTGTTGGTCTGTTGTTAGTTGTTTAGTCATTTAAAATAGCTCCTCAATTTTTTCAGTAATAGTTTGATTTAAATTTTTAATTTCCTGGGACATCTGACGATATCCTGTACCAACATATATTTGTCCTAAGACTACAGCGATAGTTGCTGTAGCCCAAAAGATATAGTATGGAGTGGATTTAACTTGATGTTTAAGTTCAGAGAATTTAGTCATCTTCTCCTCCTTCTTTCTCTTTCCATCCTCTTCCTCTCTGCTCTAATGTCTAAGAAACTAGCCATTAGATAGAAGAAATAGATAGTAGCTGCTAGGCAAGCTAGACCTATTAGAAATTCCATTATTTATCCTCCATTATTTCTGCTACCCTGTCACTAATATGCTTCTGAAAATATTTATCAAAATCTTCTTTACTACATTTTGCTAGTTCATCTGCTTGATCCATAATAAATCTTTCAATTTCTAATAAAAGAGAATTTTTTGAATCAGTAGCAATTTTAATGCAATCATTCAATCTCTCTTTAGTTGGAGCAGTAACAGCAAGTACCATACCGACTATTGCCTGATGGTAGAAAGGGCTATCTTTAATGTTCATTCTTTTCCCTCACTTAAACTATTAAGTAATTCTTTTGACTCATACTCGGAGTAATCATGTATAAAGAATTTTTCTGTTAAATCTGTAGGATTTTTAAATTCTTCCATGACTTTTTTATGACTCAGTCTATTGTTGTAATTCAACTGACCTGTCCAATGCATTGAACTAAAGGGTTGAGATTTTAAAGGTTTAAATCTTTCCCAAACTCTTTGAATCTTTGGAGTATCAAATCCTCTTTTATAGCCATAAGGATAGCCATCATAATAAGTAGGATTTAATTCTCTTTGAAGATAGCCATCAGCAGATAATAGAAGTAACTTTAATCTGACTTTGCACCATTTTAAAATTAAATCTTTATCCCAGTAATGATAAGCAGAATCTCTGCGTACAATTCTGGTTGGTTGAGGAAAGTTTTCTTTCTTCCAGTTCCTTTGAATCCATTGTCTTGTGAATCCAGTTAACTCAGCTATTTCCCAAACATCATATTCATCAGCATGTTTCTCTGCTGGAGATTGATCGTAGCCTGATACAACTTGTTGAATGTACTGTTTGGATACACTAAACATATCTGCAATAGCTTGATAAGTTAATCCATCCTCAGTTCTGAGTTTAAGAATAGTTTTGTTTCTTTCTGTGTGAGCAGCTCTTCCCATTTATTTAACCTCCGCTTTTTTAGTGACATAAGATTCTCCGATAGGTTCAATAGCATAGCTTTCTATTCTCTCTGCTAATGGTTCTATCAATGGGTCATGACATCTACCTAACTCTTCTGAATGTTCATGATTAGAAATACCATCACGAACGTGTTCATAACCTTTATCTTTCCTTTCATACCAATCAAGTTTGTTCCAACCTTCTGACTTTTCAAGTTCAGCATTCTTTTTCAGTTGTGCTAAATCTTTAGTTGAATATTCATCAGGTTCCTTATCTACATAAACCATAGATTCACTAAAGAAAACTTGTAAACCTTTACCAAGTAGTAAATAAGTTAGATCAGTTAAACGTCTACCTTCTGACTTAGCGATTCTCTTTAAGATTGAGTAGTCTTTGTCAGTTAAATTAATTTCTAATTTTTTCATGATTTTGTGAAAAATAAAGTTTTAAATAAAGGGATTTGAAAAACTTCAAACCCCCTGGAATGATTAGGTTAACTAATCAATGTGTTCATAAAGAATGTCAAACACCTCAGAAAGATTTATATAATCTTTATCATGTGCTGGTTTAACATCTCCATTATCAGAGCCATTTTGCTTGAGCATGAAGAACTTACCATCCTCAGTAACCATAATGTGGTAGTAATGTTTTACTTTAATCATTGATAGTGTCTCCTGTACTAAGCTTTGAAGCTAGTGGTGTATGTTTCTTTAATAAGAATGGCTTTACCATGTCTTACTTCTTTAGCTTCCTCATCTTTTAAGTCAGCTATCTGTGCTTCAAGTTTTAATCTCTTAGCCTTAAGTTTCTCAGAGTATTGATAAACTCTTCTCTTACTTAAGTAAACGTGAACTCTAGGGTTCTCGCTGTGTCTGATCTTTGGATTGTCTTCGTTATCATCCAAGGCTGCTTTAAGATCATTCTGAAATGATTTACGAAGAACATCATAGTCATTTCTCTTATCTTTAATAACTAAAGATAGATCGAGCATTTGCATTAGCCTATTGTCTTGGTCGGCAACAGGGTCAAACTTCTTAGTCTTAGGAGCATCTCCAGTAACTACAGTTCTTTTAGTAGAACCTATTATGTTTCTGAGTGCTTGCTTTGCACTAGTGTCGTTTGATGTTGATTGACTCTTGGTCATTGGTCTAAGTAATAGTGGTTGACAATAGATCAGTTTAAGGACGTAATCATTTAGGTCACAAATTTATATGACTCCTTTATCTTTAAGAATTTTGAGTATCATAAATGCTTGAACAGATTCAACTTCATCTTCTGAATTAGTCATACTAATTAGTTTTTTTACGTAATAAGGATCTGATTTTGATTCTTCTATTAAATGTGGTATTAAAGTTTGAAAGATACTTTCACATAATGATCTACCATCTTCCATATCTCCACGCTCGAAGCATGATTTTGCTTCTAATCTCATAACTTCCATTAATTGTAAATTTAATTCTTCCATTAGTTTCCCTCCGTAAGTGCTGTTTCTTTGTTGCCCTTTATAAATACAGGTTGAAACCATCTAAGTTTCTTCTGAAGCCTTCCTGGACCTTGCAAAATGGTATGCCAATGTCCTCTCCTCCAATGAGATTTCTTAGGTTTTGATCTACTTACATCAGACAGATCTCTACTGACCTCTTTAGAGTATTGAACTTTCGTTGTAAAGTCTGCTCCAAGCCAATGCACGTTAGGTACATTGTTAACCTTATGATTATTAAAACCTTTATCACTTGTAGATACATATTTTGTTGAAGACTTCTGAACACTAATTATGTCAGGTTGCTGAGTTAATAAACATAGTAAATTAATTACAAATTTATATACTTTTGGTATTGTTTCATTTTGGAAAGCTATTACACAATCTTCAGCTAATTTGTTTCGTTCCTCTGTAATACTATTTCTATGAACAGCCATTGCTAACGTCTTATAAAAAATTCTATCTCCAATATTATTTTCTGAAAAATTTTCTTGTGTAGCACACAATTGGCAACAGTCATGTTCTACAAATGGAATACGGAATTCATAACCAACAGGCGATGATTTTTTACCACTATAAACTTGAATATTTAATTCTTCTTCTCTTTTTGATATTGATATTCTTCTAATATTTGCACAAACATCCTCTCCTAAATCAAAATGATTGGAGAAAATAATATTTATTACAGGTAAGACATCTAAAGACATCGCTTGTTTGATAAAGTCATAATCATCAGGTGTATCTGTCCTAAATAAAGAATGAGCAAATGCATCTGTTATGTAGTAAGAAGTCATTATATTTTTTGAAAATGAATCTCCCATAGTAGGTGCATTTTTATATCCTTTATATTTACCATTTAATATATTTTCGTTAAAAGCTTGTGTTAATAGTGATTGATATAATAAAAATTCTTGATGACTTGGATAACCATAAGGTGCGATCTCACTATCATATAAATTTAGTATTTCTTTTTTTGTTAGTCTTTGATCTTCAATCAAAGTATTATTAATTTCTTGCATAGTTACAAGAAATTTTTCTCTCTTTGTTAAATCTTTCCAGTTTCTTTTTGGCATGATTAAAGTAAGTGGTGGTGGATTCAAAGCCTAAGTCAGATTAACTTATTTGTCAATAGATTTAGGTAAAATTGGTAGGTACAAACATACCCGAAGGTTTTTTCAGCCTCCTTCTAGGCGATTTTGAAAGGGCAAAAATCCAGGTGGATACTGATTTTTCATGATTTTGCTCTACTTCCTGATGCAGGAGGTAAATCAACCCAACCTTTTATATGATCTTCTTTTGTTTCAGTATCTACTATCTCCCACTCCTCTATCCATTCTTCAGGAGTTTCAAAACTATTAACATTGGAATGTAATTTTTCTCTTGCTTCATCTTCTGAGTTAGCTTTTACTTCTTTAACAAAGTAAGACCATTCTCGGCAAGTGATTCTATAAGTTTGCATGATCAACCCTCCATACCATTAGCCCAGTACCCTGCAAACTCACACCAATATGTTTTCCTCTTTTCTCCTGTGTAATAGAACTCACAGCCACCACCAGTAAAGAAGATGACAGCAGACTCTATTACATCTGAATAGTTATCAAGAATAGTTTTAGATAGTTTTACTCTACCTCCTTCTTTCCAATGGCTTTTACTACAGACTAAATCAAAAGCCATGTGTAATTCCTTTTCTGTGTAGCCAGAAAAAACTTTTTCAACGTCATCAAACTCATCATATTGAGTTTTGATTCTTGCTTGTTCTTCAACTTTGGTGTTTAGTGAAATCATTTTTTTGAATTAATTTGTTTTTTGTATGCTTCTTCGGTAAACTCTTGGATTTGTTTACCAGTAAGAATTATGTAGCCATTAACAAGATCATTATCAATGACTTTGTATTTTTTATTAGGATCTAATGTTTTAGACATTTGATTCCTCCATTAGTTCGATACCTCTAATTGCTCCTTTAATCCAGTTGTATGCTTCACGCTTTGTTAAGCCTGTTGCAAGAACAGTAACACCTCCTCCTTCATTTACGGTGCGGTGTATAGTTGTATATCCATATTGACCAAAAGTATGGATATTTCCTATGTTGTCTTTGTAAGGCCAAACATTTATAGGATTATTAGATTTTTTATTAAGTATCTTAAGTTGATACTCAATATCTTTATTTGTAATGCGTTCCATAAGTTTAAAAAATAAATTTGAATTCAGTCATTAGTAACCAGAAATTGCAAGTAATAAGTCAACACAATCAGAGTATGATGCTCCCTGATTGATTGACTCTTCAATAGTGTCGTTGTATCTATTCTTATTGACACCTAGAATGGTTCTCTTTATATGAGGTTGAGCAGAATCAGGAGAGAGTCTATATAACTCCCTCATCTCCTTAACCACATTAGTTTTAAAGTCCATGAATTCAGTATTCATTTTGTTTCACCTCCTTTGAGATAGGTTTCAAATAAATTGATGATTTCATATAAATTTTCATCATCAAAGATTCTTGAATTGTAAGAACATCGCAGTTCATAAAGAACTTTTTCCATTTGTGCTTTAGTTAGTTCCATTGGAGTACTCCATTTGTAAATAAGTTTCTAATAATTTTTCATTTATTAAAGAATTTTTATTCAAATCTTGTTCAAGGATATTTTTAATGTTTTCATCCCAAACAACTTCTCCAACATGGACCCCCATAGAGTCACATATTTTTTTGTAGGTTTCAAATTTCATGATCAAAACCTCATTACTGGAATAGTTTCTTGCTCTCCTCCAAGATGACATATAGACCCTGCATTGTTTCCTTCATCATCAGACATAGGGCATAGGGCTGTTCCATCATCAAGTATTAAAAGAACTGGTTGATAGTCCCAATAGGATTCATCAGCTTCTTCTTTGGTCATCCATCGTACTTCTACGATCTTTCTTCCTACTAGTTGCTTGGAGATTTTTTCTTCCCAAGTTAGTTTCTTTGATTTTGTTTTAGGCATTAGTTTTCCTTTTGAGATAATTTTTTTTGAATACTTAAGAAAATGTTTTTACCTTCCCAAGTCATGTTTTCTACATCTAATGAATAATAAATGTCATTCCAATGAGCATTTAAAAATTTAGTTTCTTCTTTTGATAGATTCATTCTTCATCCTCCTTACCCATCTCTAATAGATCAGCGATCTCATTCATAGTAGATTCTGTAGATGAATCCCATCTATCAGCACCCCACCAAAGATCATCAATTAATTTAATTAATTTCTTACCATCTTTATCGCAAGTAAATGTACCTTTATTTTCTGTTGATTTAATAAACATTAGATTTCCTCCTCAATAAATGTATCCATAGATCTTTGAGCTTCAACTATGACACCTAACTCCCATTCTGTTTCCTGTTTTAAAACAAAATTTAATTCATAATCTTTACCATCATCTTTTCTCTCATCTAATAGTCTTTCTCTATCAGCTAAAAGAGTGTTGATGTACTGAGCAATTTCTTTTGTCATTTATATATCCTCCCCTCCATTAGTAAAATCCCATAGTTTTACATAGTTTATTAACCAATGTTTTTGAGATTTAATTAAGCGAAAATTACCATCAAGATAATCATCGGCTGATTGATATGCACCATTGTTTTTTGGCATATCATTTTTAAGACAGAAATCAAAATAAATTTCTCTTAAATAATCGTGCATGATTTTAAGAATAAGGTGTGCGATTTAACCGCCCCAGAATATTCTGGGACAGCAAAGGTTATCAAAGTAAAGCAGTTTAAGGACTTGATTTAGGTCACATATTTAAGCTAAAGATCCATATTGATCTGCAAGTGCATCTGCTACCCCTTGATAGGTAGTTGATCTGATTTTCCATCTATCCTCGGATGGAGATGTATACCAATTAGCGTACTTAACTTTCTTAGGTAGATTTGTTATGTCTACAAATTTTGTACCTTTTAATTTTGGTAATCCTTTAAGCCATAATCCAGTCCGCTTGGACTCCACTTCTCCAAATTCATAGGGTTGGAAATATTGGGAAGCTTTACCTAGCTTGGAGTGTTTTGTTAATGCTCCTACAGGATTCTCAATACATATGCGAGGGCAATCTGCATCCCATATAGCTTCCACAAATTTAATAGCTTCCTGTTGAAGTCCTAATCTTCTTTTCTCAGCCCACCAGCGTGAACCGCTCAAACTCAAGTGAGTGCAAGGAGGGTGGGCAATTATTAGATCCCATCCATTATTAATTATTTCAAGTACATCTCCTTGAATATGCTTATCACTTGGAATATCAGTAGGTAGTAAATCACATGACCAAGAATCATGTCCACGTTTAGAAAACGCCTCCCTCACACGCCCACTATATTCGCAGGCTACTAAAACTTTCATTGTCATTGTGATTGTTCCTCAAATGTTTTTTGTACGATCTCAGATAATGCCTGTTCAGCATCATATAAGGTGGGAAAGAAAGACATATTATTATGTCTAACTAATTTTAAATCTTGATCTGCAAAACAGGATCTCTCTCTGATTGCATACTTGATTACTTCATCTTCATAGTCGGCTACGTTTTGTACTCTTCCATTTAGATCCTCAAAAACTACATCAAGAGTGACTTTGTAAATCTCATATCCCTCGTGGATATTTTCTAAGATTTGTTCATTAATTAAATCTTCCATTAGTTTATTTCCTCCAAATTTTCAAATGCTTCCAATGCCCTTACTGCTTCATCTAATTCCACATAAGGTTGAAGATCAAATAAAGGATGATCAGCAACTCCACCTTCAGAATTAACAATCCAATAACCGCTTGAGCGTTCTACAATTTCTTTGTTCATTAGTTTTTCTCCTTTAATTTTTGTTCAAAAATTTCCATAAATTGACCTAAATTTATTTGATTAGTATCAAATTTTCTTACTACTTTGTAGCCAACAATATTGACTATTTGAGTGTAAGTATATTTCTTATATTTATTCATTTTTCCTCCATTAAATAAACTCTACCCATATTGTCTTGATCATCTTTCTCATCTACAGACCAACAAAGACAGCATGAGCCGAATGCATAGAGAGAACCATGCATTGATACATTTAAAGATGTTTTGTTTGTCTCAGGGTCAGTAAACTCTTTTATATATTCAATATCTTCTTCAGTATTAAATTCTTCATTTGTATAGTATTTGACAATTTTGTCGTAAATTTCCCTAGTGAATAAAGGATTGCCTACCCACCCATTCCAACGGTGGGAGGGGTCATAGTATCCTTCAAAACTTGGAGGGAATTCATCCCCATTTCTTGAAGGGCATGGCAAATAAAAAGTTGCCTTTTCCATTTTGTAGTCTCCTAATAAAGTGAGTAAATAAATAAGGGTGGTAACCTTGATAATTAATCTAGGGCATATCGGTCGGTATGTCAATAAATTAATTTAAATTGAAATTTTGAATTTTCCTGGAAAATTCTGGGCAGGGGTATCCATCAGAATTATTTGTAAATTTCTGATTTTAAAATTTTATTTTTGGATTAAAGTTTTAGCTTTGACTATCCCCAACTTGAGTTAGTTCAATCCACATATCATGCAATGCAGTATTACCACGTTGCTTAAATTTTTCATGGGTTAAAGAATAATTTTTAAACATACCAAAATTTTTAAGTGTGTCATGTAGTTCGTCTAAATCTTTTAAGCCTGCGGTTGCTTTAATTCGTATCTTGTTTTGTTTAGTCATGGTCATACTCAACATCATAATCTTGACTTAGTGAGGTGCATCCCCACCCATTGTGAAAAGCTTCAATAATATCTAATTGAAGTTGATTTAAATTTGAATCAATATCTTTGATTAAATTTTTATCAGTTTCCAATTCTTCTAGGGTTTCATGGTTCTCATATAGTGCGGCTTCATAATCTATATAAAAAGGATATCCATCCATTTTGTATTCAATCTGAGCCACTAGTGTGGGAACATATGCCGAATAAGATATCCCATTGAATTTTGTTTGAGTCTTTTTTAAATCGACTACATGTTCTTTAAGAGATCCATCCTTATTAAATAAGTGATCATTTTCCCAAGTATCTTGTTTTAATGTTTTAATAGTTGCACATGAACTAATTAAAAAACATTCTCCATAACTTGTTTGAGTAGTCATAATAAATTGACCTATAAAAGTGTATAAAGTGAAAGAACTTAAATTAAGCCTTTCATATAACCATCCCTAAGAATGGCTATAAGCAAGGATTAAAAAGATTTAAAGTGCATACATAATTTTTTTACCTCTTTTTATAACATCAATTTGTGCCATAATTCGTTTTGAATAAACCCTAGTGAATTCATCCATATCAATATCATTTGGTAAATGATCAAAGAGATTATAATCCCAATCCGAATGTTTCGAGTTAGTGATATCGCATAACTGATAAAGAATACAATCCAAAGATTTTAAATTTTCGTAAGCCTTTGAGTTGTAAGAATTGTTTGATTCCATAATAAATTAGAAATAAAGTGAACAAAATAATTCTGGGCAGGGTAATCTATCCCAGAATTTAATAAATTTCTGAAAAATTTATTTATTGATAGCTAGTAAGGCTATCATCAAACCTTAAAAAGATAAGGCTTGAAGTTAGCTTTAATTAGATGTATTTATACAGAATTTATTTATAGCTTTATCGTTTTGATTCTTAGTCCTTTTATGCTTTAAACCTATGATATAAGTTTTGTCTGACTTATCATCTATACGCCAGTCTGTTAAATCCCCATCTAAAACTTCTAAAGTTACACCTCTATATGTGAATGTTTTAGGTAATGGTTCATTATGACCTAATTTAAAACTAGCGGCATAATTTAAACCTAACTCAATAGCCTTAGTAAATAAATCTGCTTTTGATCCGTGGCTCAACGATAGATGATATCCGAGTTTTTTAGCAAGCTTTAAATCACTTGATGTTATAGGACGTTTTGTATAGTCATACATATTTAATTTCTTACCTACTGATTGATTTAATTTAACGTCTAATGCATACATCAAACATTCAATAATATTTGAATACTTTATTGGTTCTATGTAGACATTAAAAGCTTTAAGGATGTAATCCGAATCACTTTTTTCAATCTTGATAGGCATTCTTAAAATATGCCAATCCGATGTACCATTGAAGCGAAATCCGATTTTATCGTAGCTACGATTTTTTGAATAATGCCTAATAACTTCACTAACGCAAAATCTAAAAAACATACTTCTATCATAAATAAAAGCTTTATGTCTTCTTATTCGACATTCCATTATTTTTGGGGAAAAAATTGCACGTCCCGATTGAATTAAGCAAACATCCCTACAAGTATCCGCAAATGGGCAGGCTTGAAAGTCGTTATACATATATAAAACGGCTGTAGGCGCTTCACTAATTAATTGATTCTTAATTATTTTGGATGAGCTTAAGGTTAAAAAATTAGTACTGTCTAAATTATGTTTTAGACTAAAATTTTTAAAATCTATTGGTTTTTTAGACATTGTATATTCCCTCGAAATTATTAAAACCATAATCAGCAATTACTGAATTTAAAACATTTAATTGTTTTGGTGTTAATGTTTCAGATAAGTCAGCAAAAAAGATAGACATTCTGTCTAAATCATTTGTTTGAATCATAGCTATTAACTTTTCAGTTACACTATGCTCAAGTTTTTTTCGGTCGGATTTTTTCATAATAAGTGAAAAATAAAATTTAATTTTGATAGTTTTTAAGGCTATCATAAAACCTTATAAATAAGGCTTTAAGCTAGCTATAAAGATTTAAGCTTACATTGAGTCGTTATAGGCGATATCACCTCTCCATGGTCTTATAATTCCTACATATGGCCTATAACAATATTGTTCGTTATCAACATTAATATATAATTTTTGCCTAAATTCTTTGCCTGTATATAAAGGAACATTTTTACCATCTATAACTTTAAAATTTGGTAAACTGTGCCATTTTTGGCCGCCCCATTCATTTTTTAATTCATCATCAATTATTATTGATGGTATAGCTTTAAACCATACATTTGATTTCGAAATTCTAGTAACTATATAATAGCTAGTTTGAGAAATTCCACAGTCACAAATTTGACCTACTTCAAAATTTTTAGTTAGTGTTTGATTTTCCATAATAAGGTAGAAATAAAATTTAAAGATAGTTTTTAAGGCTATCATAAAACCCTAATAAATAGGGCTTTAAGCTAGCTATAAAATAAATAATTAATTTACTATTTCTACAGGCTTATAAGATATTAGATTTATAAGAGTAGTTGCTAAATCATCCCAATAAGTTGAAGAATCTAAGCCTAGATTTTCTATGTCATCATTCCAAAATGGAACATCGACCGCTAAACCTTGAAACCATTCTGTAAGACTCATATAACGGCCATAACCTGATTCTGTTAAATATCTTGTATGCAGCCAGTCAAATTTATCTACATAATTAAAACTTTGAGCATTTTGTAGACTAAGTAAACCATCATACTCATTGTTTTGTATCTCATCATCTATTGCATTTAATAGAAGTGTTTCTAGTGTTTTGTTTGAAGTAATGACTAAGTTTGACATTGTTTGAAGTTCCTTTAATAAGTAAGGTTTAAATGTACATTTATTTGTACTATTTAAATATAGTCCATTAAGTGCAATAAGTCAATATTAATTAAAAAGATTCTTATATAATATAGAGAAAAATTTTAAAGAGTTTTAAAAAGTTTTAAACAGGCACTTATATTTAGGCCGTTAGGCCGCCTCTAAACCTAAAAAAATGTACGTTATCAAGCAAAAAACAGGGAAAAATGGGCAAAATTTGGCAAAATTCCTTAAAAATTGTGCTATCTGGTGCAAATGTTTACACTTTGTAATAAAAATCCCTGTGGAAAACTAATTGTTACAGATGTTGTTACATTTAACCCAGATTGTGTTAACTTTTACAACTTTGCCTTTATATTTCCTTAATATTTCACATAAATTGCTCTATTTTCTACACATTTAGTAACAATCCCCCCAGAATTTGAGAATCGGGCGTTACATACAGTAACAATTGCCCTATATTTCTTTTTTTTGTTACAGCGGCTTTACAATTCACGGCTTCGCCTGATGTTACAAATTTTTTTTACCCCGAATTGAGGGTTTCTAAGGCTTTTTAGGGGGTAGAGTCTATAGAACTTAAAATTAGACTTATAGATTCATAAAATTATAAAAAATGCCTGTTTCTCCACGAGATTTCGAGCTATATTCCCGAATGACTGGGGCTTCAATGCCTAATGATGCCGCTTCTCGTGCAAGAATGGCTCCTGATGTATATGATTTCACTAGAAATTTTGCAAAAAATCCAAATATTTTAGATAAAGCTGGAGATATGGTGAAAGGTATTGGTAGAACCTTTCAAAGAGGTATAGGGGCTGGTATACAAGCAGACTTATCGGAGGCAAAAACCCCTTATCGCCCTACAAGTCAGAATCTTGGGCAAAGAGTATCGGAAAATCAGACAAATGTTGGTTTAGAAGAGAGAAAAGGAACACAAGCTATGGAAGTCACCAGTGGACCAAGCACTGTAGCAGAAGAAATAAGTGGTAGTCAGTCTAGTAACCCTGATATGACCTCAATTGATCGTGATGTCAAAAGAGAAGTACAAGCAGTTGCAGGTTCAGTACCTCTTACTACCAAAGAGATGTTACAAGGTGGTGGTTCTGACAATATGTTTACCAGAAACTTAGGAAGGACTATAACTGGTGATGGTATGAAAGAAATAGGAGGAACACAAGAAATATCAGAAATTGATGGAGGCAAAGAAAAATTAGCAGAATTTACAAGAAAAACTGGTTTAATTCCAGGTTTAACAGATCCATCTCTTGTATCAGCAGTAGAACAAAGCGGACAACCTGAAGAAAAATTTGGTTATAAAGGTTACTTAACAAGTTTTGATGATCACACTCAAATGGAAGGTGGAGAAGATAATATTGGTGCTCGATCTCAAGTGTTTGCTAAAGAAATTGAAGAGGTACAAGTTGATCCATCTCCTAATAGATCTAAAGATGTGGTATCAGAAAGGGCAACGAATCAAATGTTACAACAGATAGAAAAAAATAAACAAGATGAAGCAAGAATTAAAGGATTAAACTTAAATTTTGGATCAAAAGAAACTACTCCTGAACAAGAAGAAAATTTTAAAAAATTAGGTGCTGCACAGGAGTTGCAAAAGACTTTTCCTAATACACAAAGTCTTTCTATATTAGATCCGTTAGGGGCGTTAAACGATCCTGACTTTATGCAATCTGTGAGAAAAGGGCAAAATCAAGAATCTCAATCTACAACTAATGATGTAGATAACTTTGTAAATCTAATAGAAGGTTCTCGAACAGATCTATTTCCTGGAAGATTCAAAGGTAAATCAATGGGTGTTTCATATATACCACCAACTAATGGTGATGGTCAAGTTACTTTTAATTATACAAATGTACCAGTAAATCCTAAACCTGAAACAGGTGTTTATGGGGATGCTACTTCAGTACAGACGGGAACTTTTGGAGTAGATGAAGGTGGTATGGATTATCTGCAAAATCAAATGTCTCCTGATAATTTTGGTTCTTACTACAACAGAGCCAAACGTGAAGCAAAAGAAGGTAAAAAAAGACAAGCAGGCGAGATATTTGGATTTGTTTCTGAAGGGGATAGAGTCATTCCAAATCAGTTCTCTCTTTAGTAAACCTTTGCTACATTTAAAGTATTAACAACAAACTCATGACGAAATTTTTACTTCCAATCGCAATCAATGTAGTAAACAAAGCGGTTGACAAGATACCTGAAGACTTAGATGATCTTCTAAAGAAATTTGTAGTATCACTACTAAAAAAAGCAGCAGCTAAGACTGGAAACAAAGTTGACGACTTACTTGTGGCACAATTAGAGAAAGCTCTTTTTGAATCCTAATTATGGTTAGATTTGTAAACCTAAATAAGAGAGATGCAACTCCTGCAGATAAAGCTGTTCGGCAACAAAAACCGATTGCAAATAAAACTACAGGACCTAATTCTCAAGGAGGTTTACAAGATCCGTGGAGAGGAACTCTTGATGAGAATCCATTACAGGGTGACTTTTATCAGAGTTCATACACATTTCAAAATGAAGCCCCTATTGCACAACAGAACTTGAATGATTTACGATTCGTAAACTCAGGTAATTTTGAACCTGGAAATAACGAATTTGCGAATAATTTTTTATCTAAATATTCAAGGGAACTAGGGGGAGCTGATAGTGCAGAAGATAAAGGTTTGATAGCTCAGGAAGATATGGTAACTAGACAAAATCTAGATCAGATATCAAACGTACCAGTAGGATTCAATACTGAGAATGCTGAAGCATCACAGCCTGCAGCGAGTGGAAATGCTATAGTAGATCCAAACGTAGCTGGTAAATTCCCCAGTCAGGATGTGAGTATTTAACATGGCAGCAGGAGCAGCAGCAGCAGGAGCCACAAAAATAGTTGGAGGTAAACTTGCTGAGAAAATGGCAGGTTCAGCACTTGCAAAATATTTTTCAACTTTAATGAATGTTACGGGGCAAGTAGGTTCACAAGCTACCCGACAAGTTTTAAGAGCAGGTACAGATAAGTTTGCTCCAAATGTAGCTCAATCAGCATTAAACCCATTTTTAAGAAGTGGAGCACAAAGTCTAACTCCTAAAGTAGGTTCACTAGTTGCACAGACAGGAGTTATAGGTGCTGGACTTGCTCCAGTAGGTCAAACTATAGATCAAGTATTTGATCAACAATCAAAACATAGTCAGCCAATAAAGCAAGGGACAACAGGGGATAGAGGTATGGATGATTTCTTATTAAGACAGCAATTACAAAACCAAAAATTTGAACTCGATATGCAATTGGTGCAAGCAAAAGCTAATGCTTTGGTTCCAAAAAATCAACCTAATTCTGCTGAAAGTATGTTGAGATTAGCAGAGGCAGAAAAAGTAATGACTGAAGCTGGAGAGTTAACTAATAAAGAAGTACAAGGTATTGCTAGAAGTATCTATGGAACTGGTACACGTTTATAGAATCTATAATTATGAAAAAGGTTAATTAGAATTATGGGAATGTTAGGAAGCGTAAATACTGGTGGGTTTACTGTAGATCAAGTAAACGCTATGAAGGATTCTAATTACTTCAATAGGAAAGGAGTTCCTGGAGTATATGATGCCCCTAATCCTAGTGCCCCAGTAATAACAGGTTCTGTATCTAGTAAAGATTCTGCAGATAATTTTAGAAGTCGTTTTTCAAGTAATATGTCAAAATATTTTGAAGATAATCCTGATGCTTTTAAATTTGATGAAGGAAGTACAGGAGCTAAAGCAGAAAAATTCTCTGATCAATTTGAAGGTGGATATTCAGAAATAACTCCAGGCTTTGGTATCTTCCAACAGAGAACAAACCCAATGACCACAATACCTGGAACTCCAGGAAAACCAGGATTACTAGGACAAATAGCAGGACCAGTAGCAGGAGCTGCAGCAAGTGCATTATTTGCTTGTGATTTAAATTTAAAACATGATATTGATTATTTGACAGATATGGATTTAGTCAAAGATGATTTAGCAGAAGTAGCTTACTTCGTAAAAGATCTACAAGATAGTTAAAGCAAAGAATAGTTAATCTAAAATATTTATAACAAGTATTACTGAATGGAGAAATGGTAGCGTTATTACCTCTTTTAGCAACAGGCGGTGCAGTAGTTGGAGGCATTCAAGGATTTAGACGTAGTGGAGGTAATTTAGGATCTGCATTACTAGGAGCTGGTACAGGAGCTTTAACTGCATCAGGTGCTGGAGGATTAGGACGTTTTGCTGGAGGTAAATTATTAGGAGCTGTATTACCAGGTGGACTTACAGGTATTGGAGGAAAAGCATTATTACAAGCTGCAGCTGGTGGTAATCTCTCAGCTCAGGCTTTATTAAAATTACCAGCTATTGCTGGAGCAGGTGTTGGTGGAGCATCAATATTATCAGGAAATCTTGGAGTACCTCAAGGTACAGGAGGTAGAGTTGCAGGTAGACCAGCTATTGCAGGTCCTGCAGGATTAATTGGATATAACACTGCTACAGGAGAACCCATGACAGCTGGAGGAACTCCATTACCACTAGGAATGGATCAGTTCGGAGGTATATCTCCATTTGGTGATCCTTTACAAGTAATTAACCCAGCAGGTTTAGATGCAGGTAGAAGACTTAGAACAGTTAAAGATGCTGAAGCTTTAAGAGATGCAACAAATATTGTTTTACCTACAGTAAGAAAATTTGCTGAGCAAGCAAAGAGAGATGAGTTTGCAAGAGGAATGGCTAGTGCAGGTATAAAACAAAATATTTTGACAAATGCTAACTTAACTGAGAATATGCAAAAAGCTGCCCTTAACTTAGGAACTACAGCCGCTAATCAAGCTGGGGCTGCTCTAACCGCTAGATATAACTATTAAAGATGTCTGAACACGACAGTAATTTTTACCAACTTCCTTTTCCATCAAAAGGATTAGACACATCTACTGGTAATCAGGTTGATCTAAATAAGTTTTTTCAGGAAAGAAGTGGTAAGAAGTTAAAAGATAAAGAAATGCCAGTCACTTATGAAGACTTTATTGAGTTGTATGGTGGTAAGCAAAATCTACCTCAGAATTTGTTTGGTGATACTGATACAAAACTCCGTCTGAATATTCCTGAAGATAAGGAATTAAAAATGATTGAGGGAGAATATGTACTACTTGATAAAGAAAGACCTAAAGGTGTAAAGGCGATGGCCGCTGGTGCACTAGATAAATTTAATATGTTGATAAGAGGTAAAGAAACAGATTTAGATAAAATGGGTGGTGGATATGTAAAGACTGCTGAGGGTAGAGTTTATTATGATCCATATAAAGGAATAGAAAAGTTTGATCCGACAGATACAGCTAATATTAAATTAAGTCCTTCACAGTTATTAACAGCTCAAAAACAAGTAGAACAAGAATTTGGAGAACCACTAACTTTATCAGAGATTTCAGAAGAGTATGTTGATTTGCAAGATAAACTTGCAGATAGAGAAGATAAAAGAGCATTTAGCAGAGCTAGGAAGGCTGCAATAGAGGGATTTGGTACTTATGCTCTTACAGAACCTGTAAGACAGATGTATCTAAACAAAGCTGCTGAAGATGCACAAAATAGATTTATTAGAGGAAAATTTCAATTAGAAGCAACACCGACTAAGATTCAAGATATTATGACTGCTAAGCAGGCTCAACAAGGTATAGCTGCATTATCAGAAGCAGAGAGAGCAAAAGCTGTAGCAGAACAACAGAAAGCTGCTAATGAATTTGGAGCACCACAGACAACTCTTGCAAGGAATGTAAGATTTGCAAATGCCTCATTTAAGGCATAGAAGTTTATTTGAATTAAACTTAAATTAATAGGAGGTTTTAAATTATGGGCGGAGGAGGAGGATCACCACCACCACAGATAATATATCCACCACCAGCTCCAGCACCTGCACCAACAACGCAGGTTCCTACTCAAGCTTTAGCTAGTCAGGCTGCTTTGAATGAAGTAAGTGGAAAGCAACAAAGGTTGAATATGGAGTTGGGTGCTCAGTTAGATAGAACTAATGCAGATTTCTTTACTGGTCAAGACATACGTCGTGGTCAGGCAGCAGCTGCAGAAGATCGTTTGACTCTTTCTAAAACAGCAGAAGAAAATCGTGCAAGTGCTAGAGTCTCTGGTCAAGAACGTCGTGCAGAAGTTGCAGAAACTGGTCTTCAATATAGAAGAGGATTAGAGACTGCAGGTGAGCAAGATAGATCATTGACAAGAGAAACAGGTAAGGAACAAAGAACAACAGACTTGCAAAGAGAGATGTTTCGTCGCTATAAAGAGAATAGAGATTATGATCAGGCACAGAGCCAATACAGAACATGAAGAAATGGATTCACACTTTATCAAACAAAGATCGTGAATCCTATCTTGAATTTTGTAAAAAAGCATCAAGTCCAATACAGATATATTTATTTGCCAGATTTTTAGGATTCCAAGGGACGGTAGTGGAATGTAATGAGTGGTCTATAAAAGAATTTAAAAAACGTGATTTTAATCAAGTTTTAGAATCTGAAATAGATAACATGAGAGTTGATATAGGTAAATTACGTGATGCGATTGATATGGGAATTGTTAAACAAGATATGGGTGCAGCAAGAATAGCAATGTTACAAAAAGAATTACGTGGTGCAATAAAACAGATTGAAGATAAAAAAATCTTACAAGATAAACAAGGTTTAATTCTTGCAGGTGCAGATAGAGCTTTACGTGAAATGTTATCTATATTTAGAGATGATCCAATAGAAGGACCATTACAGGAAGCTTCAATGGGAGTTTGGACAAAAATACTTCAAGAAGAATCTTAAAGTGGATGAAATTATAGTAATTGATGATTTTATAGATTTAGATTATCAAGAAACAATTAAAAATATTTTAATGGGGCAAGAAGAACATAATGATTGTGTTTTTCCTTGGTACTACATTGATGATGTGACAGCAGCATATGAAGAAGGTAATCAAGGTCGCCCTGGACTTTCGCACGTATATGTAGATCTTGACGATGATAATTCAAGTGAAATTATTAGTGATTTTCATGATTTATTTTTACCTTTACTAAGACATGCTTGCTACACATTAAACATTCCTCAAGCAGGTGTTCTCCAAGGGAGATCTTTTTTACAATTTCCTTTAAATTTAAAAAGTCGAGAAGATGATACTCCTCATATAGATATTGATGATATGAAACATTTAGTTGTTCTTTATTATGTATGTACTGCTGATGGTGATACAGTTATTTATAACGAGAAAGAAGAATCAGATATCTATACAGAAAAACAAAGAGTCACCCCAAAGCAGGGTCGAGTAGTACTGTTTGATGGTTCTCATTATCATACTGCTCAACAATGTACTAATAAGATTAGATGCATTGTTAATTACAATCTGGGATAAATACGCTAAGCTACGTTTATGGCAGGAACCAGTATATATAGCGTCTATAGACGTACAGCTAGAGCAGCTGCAAAACAACAAGTAGTTAAAAAAACTTCTAATGTTGATGTAGAAAAAGCTAGAAAAAATTTTGCATATTTTTGTGATGTTGTAGGGGGAAAACCTCCAGCTGCACATCACCTTGAGTGGCACAAATTCTTATGTACAGGAGATGATAGTGAATGTCTTAAAAGTATTGCTGGTCCTAATGTTGACATACTTGCTCCTAGAGGATCTGCTAAATCTACCGTATTAGGTTTATATACAGCATGGGCTATTGGTGTTCATGCTACAAATAAAATGCCTTTGAAAATTTTATATATATCTTATACAGTTGATGTAGCTAGACCAAAGAGTGCAGCCATAAAAAGAATTATTGAAGAAAGTAAAATATATAAAGAAATTTTTCCTACAGTAAAAATTGCTAAAGGAATAAATTCAAACGAATATTGGAGTATTGATTGGAAATTTGCAGGAATTAAATCTACTGGAGAAGAGGAATTTAGTGTATGTTGTGCAGGATTAAAAGGTGCTGTTACCTCAAAAAGATCACATCTTTGTATAATTGATGACGCAATAAAAAGTGCAGATGATATTAAAAATAAAGATATTCGACAAGCTATGGAAGATAACTGGAATGCGGTTATTGTCCCTACTATGTTTGAAGGTGCAAGAGCTATTTGTTTAGGAACTAGATTTAGACATGATGATATTCACAGCACAACTTTTTTACCTTCTAGTGGTTGGAAACAAATAGTACAATCTGCAATTACTGTTGATAAAGAAGGAGAAGAAATATCTTACTGGCCTGACATGTGGTCTTTAGATTATCTAAGTGATAGAAGAAGAATAGCTCCAGTTGCATTTAGTTTTCAATATCAAAATCAAGTTGTACAAACTAGTGAACTATCTTTATCTCCAGACTTAATTGTTAAAGGAGCAATATCTACAGATTTTGATGCTTTAGGAGTTGGTGTTGATTTATCTGCAGGAGTAAGAGAACGGAATGATTATACAGTTTTTGTTATGGGTGGAAGAGTAAAAGATAAAATCCATATTATTGACTGTAAACGAGTTAGGGTGATGGGAAATTTAGAAAAATTAGAACTTTTAATGGAAATGATGGAAGAGTGGGGAGTAATAATGAAAGATGGTAAAAATTACTTTCCTACTGGAAACTCATTACATGTGTGGTCTGAAGCAGTTGCTTATCAGGCATCTTTAGAAGCAGACTTCAAAAGAATATGCCAAACAGAACAAGGTTTGTATAATTTAATTTGGCATCCCGTGAAAGGATTCCGTGGAGATAAAGTTGCAAGATTTCGAGGAATAATGGGACTTTTTGAACAAAGAAAGATTATTTTTAATAAATATAGGAAGTTTGGAGCATTGACAGATGAGATTGTAAATTTTGGGGTTAGCTCACATGATGATTGCGTAGACGCTTTAGTTTGGCTATGTAATGGGTTAATGACTCGTGGAAAACTTGAGTTAGAGTATTGAGGATTTAAACTAGAAGTATTAACAATGCCAGAACCAACTTTTTACAAACTTGAACTTGAGCAAGATGCTTATGGTTCAGCAGTGATTTCATTACCTGATGAGTTATGTCATGACATGGCACTTCAACCCAATGAGAGATTTGATGTTGAAGTTGAAGGGGATGTAATTACTTTTAAGAGATTACATGCTGGTTATGACATTGACCAATAACAAAGGGATCTAATTAATGGAGAGTAATAGTAAAGCTGTTCTAGATGACATGATCAAGTCTGTCATCAATCGTGATGGGAAAGGAACAGCAGACACAATGTTGATTAGTTCTCACTTATCCCAAATGAAAATGTTTGGTATAAGACAGGGAGTTGAGTTTTATCCGCAACAAGATAATTTTGGAACACAGAGATTTGATTTTATTCAGCAGGTTATAAAGTTTAATCAATTAGATGCTAGATTAGATGCAATATGGGATAGATTTCTAGCTTATGGAAAAGGATTATTTTATATAAGACCTACAAAAAAATCTTATAGAATTTACTGGTTTAATAAAGAGTCTTATAGAACTTATTATTCTACTGATGGAGAACTGGAAGAAGTAATTATTATTTATCCATATAAGGTTAAATCCTCAAAAGGTTTTGCTGGAGTTGGTTTAAATACAGATAAAAGATATATGAGATTAAAAATAACTGCTACAGAAATAGAAGAATACCATAGTGAACAAGAAATAAAGTTTGATCAAGAAAATACAAATTTTGCATCTTTTGATAAAAAAACTGTAGAAAATACTATGGAGTTTATTCCATGTGTTGAAGTGTTTAATAATCCTGATGCTTTTGGAACAGATGGTTCAGGTGAATTTGAATTTATTGCAAATCAAATTACAGCTCATGATGAGATGGTAAAAAATATTAGAGCAAACTTATCATTCTTTGGTAATCCAACTCTTCTATCATCTAGACCAAAACAAGACATTGTAGAAAGTGATTCTGAAACATCACAAAGACCAAGTATATCTAGTCAATCAGGATTTGCTTCTAATGTTGATTTATTTAGTTCTACATATAAACAAGATCCAGTAACAAGACAGCAGCCAGGATATTCAGGCAGACCTGGAAGTGGCATGCGAGTTCCAAGAGTTATAGCAAATTTAGAACCTTCAGATAGAGTTGGATTCATAACTCCTAATGCTGTAAGTTCTGACCAAGCAAGATTCTCAGAACAATTAAGAAGTGAAATTAGATTAGCCCTTGGAGGAATAGATGATTTAAGTATCACTAACGTAACAGCTACAGAAATTAAATCTGCTTATGGACGTGTAAGTGCAACCGCAAAGAAAAAATGTTTACAGATTTATCAGTATGGAATTTGCAAAGTTTTTGAATTAATTATTTTCCAAGAAGAGCAAATTTTTAGAAAATCCTTAGCTTATGTATCAGGTATAAAATATCCTGAATTACCAGAAAATGATGAAGATCCAAAAGTTTTAGAAAAATATGAAAAACAGAAAATTAAATATGAACAAAAACTTCAGCAAGCTATTGATACTGCGGTACAGACAAGAGAAATCCCAGATGGTGTACTAGGACTAGCTCCTGATGGAGATAGAACGGTTCTTTGGAGATGGATGGGTCCTGTTTATGAGGATACAACTCAAGATAAAGTCAACTCTTCTATATTTACAAGAAACCTTCAAGAATTGGGGGTTGATAGTATAGAAGCACTGAAGTACCTATTTCCTTCGAAAACAGACGACGAAGTTGCAGCAATGCTATCTGGTTTTCCGTTTAGAATGGTAGGTGAGGTACAAAGGGCATATTCATCATTTATTGACTTAATAAATCAAGAAATGAGAACTCCCCACCCTCAGCAGCCTAACTTACCGATGGCGGCTGACCCACGTTTGGATTTAACTCCATTCTTATACAGAACATTAGAATCACTCCAGAAAGAGGTAACTTATGCAGGACGCTACCGCAGCTCAGACCCAATCAGCACCCCAAGCATCCCCGACCCAGCAGAGCAGCTACGTGGCTCCTCAAACAGCCCAAGCTCCTTCCGTGGCGACTTCCCAGCAATGGGTAGCCCCAACACAGGCAACACAGGCTCCAGCACCACAAGTGCAAGCCCAGATGGGGGTACAAGGAATCCAATACAACCCTACGCAGTATCAGCCCCAGACACAACAGGCAGCCCCACAAGCGGAGAACCCATACAAGGACGCATTTACGAAGGTGGTAGGACTCCTGAGTTCACCAGTCCAGTTCCCGTTCCAGGGTCAACAGTCAGCAGCGACTCCAGCAGCAGACCAAGCCAATTACGGATTCCAACAAACAACCCCATACAGCAACGGGGGTCAGCAGACTTATATGCCTTCGAGCAACAACAGCCAGGCATACTCCAACAACTCTTCCCAAACTTCTCAGGAGATAACAAACGACCAGCTCCTAGCAAACGGGGTAAGCGAGGCAAGTCTTGAAGTAATTA